TGCCCTTTCTTTCTAATGTTTGCCATTTGTCTAGCGTAATAAGCGCCATCAATCGCTTGTTCAAAAGCTTCTTTGGGTGTAGACGGGTATTCCCGTTTCATATCATCCTTAAGCTTGCTTTCTTTTTTGACGTACCAAACGCGCTGTCCAGCGCTTAGCTTTATGTCGAGCTCCGCTTCCAATTGATTGAAGTAGTCGCTCCATTGTTGAGCAATAACAACACCTGTTGAATCTAAGCTGTATTCAGGATCATCAAACCAGGGAAAGAAATGTATTTTAAAATCAAGCGGTGTTAATACCGAGCCTTGATCTTCTGCTCTTAAAGCTTCTTGACAATAATCGAAAAAGTACCCTTCGTTACCTTCGGCTGTTGATTCAAATGTAACACTACCATCAGCAGGAACCGCTTCGAGCGCTCCGGTTACAATTTCACGGGCCTTTTCTGGGAACTGCTTACAAATTTTGCCGAATTCTGAGACATGTAAATCTTGTAATGTGCCTCCACGATATGAAGTGCTTACTTTAATTGTTGATTCATTACTAAAGCGATAAGCCCCGCCTTTGTCGTTTACCGGAATTGGAAAGTCTAAACCTATTTCTTCAAATATTTCTTTCCATGTGCTAGAAATATTCTCATAGCCAAACCTAATCTTGTTTTGATATATATCATTTGCGTCATCTAGCTTGTGAGCAATACAACCTGAAGCATAGTTCTCATTGAATATTGTGCTGTCTAAGCTGCATACCATCTTAAATGTAGTAAAACCGAGCTGCCGAGCCTTTAAAATAAGGTCCCTTCCATGCTGGTTTTCATAAAATTTACGCTGCGCCCAGTTCGGCCTAAAGCGTATTACTTTGCCACGCTTGTCTTTTATCTTATAAAGAACATTTAAGCGAAACCATTTTAACGACAAAGCAAAAATCAAGTCGTTCTTTTCTGTTAATTCCCCAGCATCAAACAGTGCTATGTATTTATCAGCTAACGCGACTTCTTCACTTCGAGTCATCTGCTATTGCCTGTTGTAAAAGCTCTGCTAATGATTTTTTTGCTCCTACTTCCACGTCAACAACTTTCTTGAACGCTTGAACACCAACATGGTCACCAATTAGCTTAAGAGAAGATACGGCACCAGATGCGTTAAATTCAAATAAAGGGTTTCCTTCATCGTCTTCAATTTGTGTTCCGTCCGAATAAGTCTTAGGCTTAACTTCTTGCATACAGCGTTCATGTAGCTTAACAGCTTGACGCAAAACGTAATCAGCATCGATACTTGTTCTGTCGCTACGCTCTTTTTTTAACTCTTTAATACGAGCGGCCACATTCTCTTTTACTGATAGCTCTGAAGCTCTAACATTGATTGTTGTCGGCTTCATCCTTAAGCAATTATAATTTTCTTTATATGCCGCAGACTTGTCGCCTAGTATAAGAAAGCTTTGACAGAAACCTTCTTCTTTAATCGTTAGTTTTTTCATATGCGGCTCTCCCGAGCGGCGAATTAAATTAGGTGGTTTTTTTAACGCAGACCAGAAACTGCGAGACGTTTCACCTCCTTTAAGGGATCGGCTAACGTTTATCGAGGGCGTTTCACAACGGCCTAATAGGAACGTTTCACAACGTGCCTGTGTCGCTTCACAGCGAGAATTACCAATTACCTCTACCGCCAACTCTCACGGCAATATAAACAACATTACGTTTCCACTTGGCTGTAGGATTAACAACGTGCCCCATTGCTTCACGAAGAATCAAATCAGCTTGTCTCTTGGTGAACTGATCGCATAAATTTGTATAAATGTAATCGTGAATGACTGCGGCGGCTCTTATTTCGTATGACGCGGGATGCATAAACGAATGAGCGATTTTCGGAATCGATGCGAGATCTGTGCGATACCCTGCTGGTACTGCAATCCATCGTTTCATGATCTCTGAGTAATAAAGCAACGGCACTTGGTTGATCCATAGATCCGTACCCGCTACCGGCTTTATATCCCAGTCCATTAGATTTGTTCTGAACATCGCCGTCACCTTCTAGCTTTTGCAATTGCTTGTTAATTTCTTTGCTTAATACATCAGGATCACACAATCCATCATCTGGATAAGCAGATACCTTTGCATTAATAATGATGGTTGCTAGCTTTTGTGTCGTGGGCGATAGGTTGCTGCAAATATCGTTTCTAACTGAGCCAATAGGCTTTACTTCACTTGTGGCTGAGCAACCAATAAAAACCGTAGACAGCATTACGCCTACTGCAATTAAGAGCATCTTTTTCATAAATCACCTTTATTTGTTTTTTAGAAGGAAGTTTGTAATGCGATCAAGACTGTTTTTGATATCACTAAGAGCCTTGGTGTTGCGGTTTTCTTGCTGAGTGATAGCGCTGGCATTATGTGTGATACTTTGAGTATTAGCAGAAATACGTTTATCTTGATCTACTAAATAAAGCATGCCAGCAAACAAGATAGTAGCCGTCGTTAAAATGTGACTAATTGATACCGTTTTATCGACATGCCAACCTCTGCGCTCATTGCCTCTGTAATCTAAATCGTTCACTTTAAATCCCTTTCATTAATTAATGTGTAAGTAATACTGTCGCCATATCGCTCAACTGTTTCATCACAAAGATTAATGAATTGGACATAATCATTAGGATCAGCAAACACCTGGCATCCCGCTGACCATTTATCTACTTGAGTGCTTGTGCGTCTTGAATTTGCTCTATGAATATTAATTCCGTGAAAACCAATATCTAAGTCACCATGATCATCAACCGAAGAGTCAAAGTTCTTGTCACGATAAACCGGTACCGGCTTTGCTTGAACTAAGGCCTTATAAATGCTTTGGTGCATACCAAGTTTATAGCAACCTCGGTGCTGGCCTTCGGCTAATACAGCAGTGCCTTTTACGTTCATTGGGTGGTTCAGCCAATATGTGCCAGGGTCAGCTGTTACGCTGAATACATCTAATCGCCATAGTTTTTTAACTTTATAAGCAACGACAATAAAATCATTGAAATGATTAGAAGTATTATCTTCTGTACGAATGCCGATTATGTTTAAGTTGTAGTCGCCGCTTTCGAAGAACGCATAGTTTAAACGTAATAAGGCCTCACGTAACTTATCAATCGTGATCTCTGGTTTCTTCATATACATTCTCAAATTTTGGGCATAAAAAAGCCCAGCAAAAGCTAGGCTATAAAAATATATTTAGGAGCTAAGAGTTAAAAATCTTCCTTTGCTTTTGCCCACTCATTGGCAAGGCACTTTTCAAGATTAAAGTCTTTTTCAAAACCATCCCCTTTAATGCCGGCACAAGCCTTTGCTATGTTTTCTGAGTAGCCTGTAAAAACCACATGCTTTGTTTCGGCTTCCACAAACTCTCTAGCTTGATTCTTAACGCTAGTTAAACAATTGTATTCTTTAATCCCGACTTTATTCGCACTGATACAAGCATCAACTTCTTTGCTAATAGAGTCAGAAGCGTTTACAAAAAAAGATGCCGATAATAATACGGAAAAAAAACCATATGCAACTAATTTCATTGTCATTCCTTTTGGTTTAAATAGTTTCTCTTAATTTAAATTATTCCATCTATTTCAAAAAAAATCTATCTCAAATATTAAACAAAAAAAATTCATAAAAAAGCCCAGCTCGAAGGCTAGGCTATAGTGTCATATTATATGGTTATTCTTTATAGATGATCCAAGGTGAATACCCTCTCAAAGGTAGTTTGAGCGCTCTGATCTCTTTATAGTTATCATCTATAGCTATACGAAGGCTATCATTAGCACTTTTGGCGATGAATTTACACCAATTGCTTAACCCTTTTAGCTCATTGAATAAAGAGCAGTATCCATAGTGCTCAAGTATTACTATAGCAGCATAGTATTCGTTATTGAGTATGTGGTCTCTCTCTTTGGTATCTAGAGCAAACTTTAATTCATTGTTTTTATTTGGCTCTCGCTCAAGATTCATTGCTTTTATTAACGCTCGAGAGGCATCTCTTTTGGCTTGTGTAAACTCCTGATGCCTAATCATTACTACAGCAATGTATAGACTGCCTGTTATTCCGATAACAGTAAATAGCAAAGCAACCCAAAAACCAGACAGATTAATATCTACTTTACCTTCCAAGCCAGCACCCATAATAAAGCAAATCACTCCGGTTACGATCATTCCCACTAAAGACTGTTCAGTTTTCATATAGCTGGCTCATTAATAATATCGTCTACATTATACCTCATTTGCTTCTTACAGTGCTTCACCCACAAAAAAGCCCCGCTTTATTGGCGAGGCTTAAATATTCGGTACTTTCATACCCTAATACATTTAGAGTACTTGAGTGTGCACACTTTTTCAAGCACTACTCCGCGCTTTGCTCCAAAACTTTCAGCAATTTTACTGACCTGTCATAAATGTCATCCATAAGCTCTATTAGAGTATCGTCAGAAACGTCTTCTTTAATTATTTGGGACTCAAAAGGCGTATCAAGCATTATACTTTCTATATATTCTTCGTAATTAATACTAATAGCTTCTTGGATTGTTTTATGAGATAAATAAAAAGGCTTTATTGCTGGCAGCCTTAAAGTACTTCCTAAAATCAATCGGTTCTTTAAAAAAATATTAGTAAACTTTAATCTAGGAAAAGGCTTTAACACAGAAATATATACATCTAATATAGATAGCTGAGTCTCAACTATTCCCTTTGCTTTCAGTCTATCTTTGCTCTCTTTTTCATAAAACACATCAAAGCTAGATTTATTTATTTCATTAATACAGCTTGTCGCTAGAGAGACTATTCTAAGCCGATGTGTTCTGTTTGAGTTTATTATAAAATAAACAACCCCAAGCACGGCCCCTAAAGGCAGTATGAATGTCACAGCTACATTACTCAAGCAGATGCCTTTTTAATGTATTTAATAATTGTAGCTTTCAGCGATTCTCTAGTATTTTCTATCTTTAAAAACTTCAATATATCACTAGATTTTAACTTGTCCACTCTCACTAACCCCCCGAAAGACTCTTCTAAAAAAGACGAGCCCATCATCGTCGTTCCCTCAAAATCAACAATTAAAATTTCGTGTTGATTTACTGCCTCCTTCATTTTCCTCGTTAAAATCTGTTCTCTGAAGTGCTGCCCAGTGTAATTACCTTCATTTTTTTCTCTTCCAGCTGGCCTTTTGTAAAACTCTTTCGCTATATTAATATACATAATTTCACCATCTACTCTGGAATAGGGATTTGCCATATGATAACAGAGCCTTTAATTTTGGTTTTACTTTCAACTTGGCTATCTGTTATTTTCCCGTTTTTGTCTTTCCTGAAAACAACTAAGCCTTGTCCGCTAATAACAGCAAGATTTGACTTAGGAAGACTTCTTGTTACATCTACAATTTCAGGAAGCCCTTTTCCTCTATGCCCTAGTTTAGTCCTAGTAGACCCTAGCTCACAAGCGATTTTTATTTTAGATGAGGCTTGGTTTGGTTTTAAAATCCCAAATTCCGATGAAAACCTTTTCATCGACATGCCTAATTTTTTCTTCACTGATAAAGGTATTGTTTTATGTATCCCAAAACCCAAATCTGACAGCACCACCATTAATGATGTGCCTTTGTCTGACTCGAAACGCCTAACAAAAGCCCACCAAGGACGCTGTTTTTCGTTTTGTTCATATCCGTGAAAACAAGTATTTGAGACAGCTTCTGAGATTCCACTATTAACAATTTCAAAACCTTCTTTTGTTAAATTGTCTTTTAATATCTCTTCTATATCATCGTATTCTTCTGAAAAATTAACATCATACCCTCTATGGATGTGCCAATTCGTAACATCAGTGTTATCAATTTTTTTTCTTTCAGAAAGCCCCATTGCTTTTATTATTCCAAGCTTTTGAAGCATCTGTTCTACTATATCTGTCTTGGGGTAACACCCAGATATAACAACCTTATACTTTTCAACAATTTGATCTAAAGTACTAAGGAAGTAAATCATTCCACAAGGAGATAGGCTTTCTAAATTAGATAAATCTAAATACACTCTTCCTCTTCTTCTGGCACATTCCCATATCTCATTTACAAAAACCGCTGAAGAGTCAAATTGACTTGGCCTTATAAGGGCTAACTCTTTAGGTGCTGTTGCTCTATACTTTAAAAATGGCCGTGTATTTTTACTTAAAAATATTCTTTTCTTTCGATGTTTAATATTAAAAATGATACATCGAAGCCTACACTTATCACTTAGCTTCCTCATGATTATAGTCATCCCTGGAAAAATCATATAATATATCATAAAAATTTTAACGTAAATAATTTACTGTACTAGTCAAAAAAACAACTAACAATTTTTATGCCACCATTCTTTCCTCTAGTTTCGCATCAACCCAAGACTCACCACACTTAACCAACACTCTCGCTCGCTCTCTTGTTATTTTCTTTAATTTCGATGTTGTTGTTAAGTTGCAGCCGTTAAAATAATACGTTTTTAATATACTACCCATTTCCCTATCCTTACAAATTAGCCGAGCAACAGCACTATCAACCTTAAGCGCTTCGGCATCTGTAATAGCTAAATAAATATCACCTTTACTCTTATTAAATAGTGAAGGATAGCCAGTCACAGAAAAGCCGTTTATTCTTGACCATTTCGCCCACTCCTCTAATAACATCGGTGTTTCGTTAGTGTTAATTTCCACTGCTGGCTCCTTATTACTGCTCTAAAACATTTAAATATTCTTTCAGCGCTTCGATAGCCTCTTCAGCACCATAAACAACTTTAGCCTGATAGCCGGCGCTTTGTGCATATGCTTCAAATACTTTCTGCTCTGGTGTTACTCCTCCACTTCCTCGGCTAGTCTTGGGTTTGCGTTCTGGTGTTTTAAGCTCAAGATATAAACCGTGATAACCGCCAGCAGAGAAAGGCAAGAAAAGGTCGTACACACCATTTTTAACGCCTTCTGCTTTAAGCCGATTCCCTCTGATTGCCCTACTTTTTGGGTTGTCACCTCTTGCTCCTCCGTTAGGTATTGCATGAAGCCATTCAAGCATTGGTAATGCCTGCGCAAATACATTTGGATTTCGTTTTATCGCTTGTCGTGTTTGTAGCCATTTATCCGCCTTTTCAAAACCGTGCATTTTGGCTATTGAAACATAATCAAATATAACTATTTGATGAGCAGATTCTGTTGCTGTTGCTGCTAAGACTGATGCTGTCATACAAGGTGCTCCATATTTTTGTAAGGGTTAGCAAAAGGTATATCGTCGTCAAAATCATCAAAGTTAGGCGCGGTACCTTGCTGGTTTTGCTGATAACTACTCTGATTATTATTAAAATCACCCGCATTCGGTGTATTTTGGTGCGGAGAGCGTTGCTTTGATTGATTAGCAGGGGCATTCTGCTGTCCTCCTCTGTTTTGTTGGTTGCTATGCTGTGGTGCTTGTTGTTGGTAACCGCCTTGCTGAGCAGTCTCGTTGTTATTTGTGTTGCGAGAATCTAGCATTTGCATTTCGCTTCCCACAATCTCAGTTCTGTAACGATCCTTACCTTCTTGGTCTTGCCACTTATTCGTGCGAAGTGAACCTTCAACGTAAATCTTCGCCCCTTTACGCAAGTATTCTCCCGCTACCTCACCAAGGCGATTGAAGAAAACAACTCGATGCCATTCAACGCGCTCTTGAGATTGTCCGGTTTGTTTGTCTTTCCACGTTTCACTTGTTGCTAAAGTGATTGTTGTTACTGCTGAGCCATTTGGCATGTAACGGACTTCTGGATCACCGCCAACATTGCCTATTAGTATTACTTTGTTTATGCCTCTAGCCATTACTTTGCAGCTCCTATTTCTGATTCTGTTGTATCGCCTGTTAAGTATTCCTCAATGGGAACAAATGCCGCTTTTCTAGCTTTTGTGTTTTGAGCTGTTACTAGCTTTCTCATGACCTTTTGAGTTTTGTCAGTCTGCCTGCTGCTTAATAAACATCTTTGGAGCAGCTCAATTTCACTGTGCTTTAAATAAACTAATTTGCACTTACTCATAGCTGTTTACCCCTTACCGTAAGCTTACTGTTGCTATTTGATGCGCCCATTCACGCTACCCTCCTTTTTACGTATAAAGCACCCATGGCATCCCATATACGCAGCGTTGCTTGATTGGCTTTAAACTTGCGTTCCCACATATAAGCTTCATCGAATAAATGCGGTGTTCTTCCATCAATAACATCGTGGCAAGAACTACAAGCAAAGCAGCCTGATATATCGTTAGCTTTAATACCCATACCCTGATAGCCATCGTTAAAATGAGCAAAGACAGTGGTTTCTGGGTTTTCGTTGCATACGCCTTGAAGATTTAAAGTACATTCTTGGTTTCTAGCAGCTTCGGTTAATCCTTTAGATCTAATCATTCCCACACTTCCTTTATTTCTTGTTTTAGCTTTTTGCTTTCTCTTGATTTTTCTATTGCTGCCATGTGAGCTGCTTTTTTTCTTGCTTGCTCACTAGTGAATTCAGGCTTTAATCCTTTGTTTTTTCTAACTGTAAAAGTGTAAGCTGCTTTGTTCATGCAGCCTCCTTGTATTCGTTATAAGCCGCCATTGCTCTATCGCTAAACACAACACCCATTTCGGTGCCTTGCTGATATAGGTACTCAATAAAATCGGCTGCTTCGGCTACTAAGAATTGAGTCGTTGAAGGCCTAACAGTAATAACCCTTAAACCGTCTAAGCTTGTTATTGTTTTCCCCTGGTGGCGAAGCGGGTCTCCTAGAAGCTTTTTCTCTTGTGCGAACTGCTCAACGAGCAACGCTTTCCAAATGTCTTGCTTGTGGCGTTTATTGCCGTAAAAAGTGATCTGACGAGCAAAGTCGTTAATCATTGCGTGGAATTTCTTTTCTTGCTCTCTACTTTTGTTGTAACGCTTTATTTCAACAACGATCCCTGCTGTTTGAATTGCTTCTTTTGCAACATTCCAAGCGATACCCATTTGAAAACGTAGGTCTGATGGTTTTTCTATTCTTATTGTTTTCATCTAAACAGCCCCTTCAATCCACTTAGCGCAGCATTTCCTTTCGCTAAGTTATCGTTCTTTTGCCTAGCTGAAACTTCTTTACCGTTTGTGTGCTGCTCTAGCGTAGTTTCATCTTTAACGATTCTAGGACCGGAAAATACTTTCCCCTCCATAACTTCGACACAAACTTGCTCATATACTGAGATAAATTCTTTTTCTTTAACGGCGCCCTTGCGAACATTAAAAAACTCAATTCGTGAGCCAGCTTCGTAGACTGCTGGTGAGCTCCAAAGGTGTTTAATTTGCTCATGGCAATGCCTGCAAACCTCTCGCCATGCTTCAGTATTTGAAGGCAGGCCAAAATCTTCAGGTATTGGTTTACACCAGGCAATGAATTTTCCTGATGATGGAAAAAAATCACTTTGATCTTGGCGGGCTCGTTTCATACCAAGCGATACTTGTTCTTTTTGAGTAATACCGGATTCAGCGAAAGCGCGTATCCAAGATTTTTTGGTTAACTTTAAATCTTGCTCTGTTCCGAATGATTGTTTCCAAGCTGGGTAAGCTACTTGTAATGATTTAAAAAGATTGTTAACAAATGATGCGGCCTGATCGTTTAACTCAGCCTGAGGTTTTTGTGAAGCTGTTTTTATTTGATTAACAGTTTTAGCGAGCAATTGATTATTCATATCAAGATCACTCCTTCATCGCTGCTTAAATCATTTGCCCAGGTAGTATCGTCCCAGTCGATTTGATTGCTGTTTTGATTGTGCGGTACGATCGGGTCCAGGTTAACAATGCTTAGGTATCCTTCAAAGTTACTAGCGTTGAATAAGGTTGCTGGCCGTAAGTACGCAACCATCTTACGATCGTCTTTCCATTCAGCTGTTTTGTGATCAATAACCGCTTTCAAATCGGAAATTGTGTGACCATCATTCAAACGTGCCTTGATGAATTTTTGGTTAGCAGGTAGGTTTTTAAATCCCTTTCCGGCCTTCTCGTTTAGATAAGAAATCACCTCTGCATAATCTGCGCTGACGTCGGGTTGCCCGACAATATCTTTTGTAGTTATCTTATTGTAATTATCTTTCTTATTGTGTACCCCGTTCAAAGGGTAATTTATACCTGTTGAAAGGGTAGTTTTAACTTTTGAAAGGGTAGTTTCACTCTTTTCAAAGGGTATTTTTTTAGCTTTTTTAGTTGTTGGAAAAGGTCTATAAACCCACTCTGAAACAACCGTATTAATGCCTATTTTTTTACCACTAAGTACTAGAATGTTTCTTGCAACCAATCTCTTCTTTACCTCTGAAACCTTCTTTTCTGGTATGCCTTCCTCTCTGGTTCCATCAGGTAAAATACTCGTCTCTTCTTCAAACTGGCTAGCAGAAATCCAATCAAATGATTTTCTAAAGCCATAGGTTTTAGCTTTAACTACTGTGTACACCATCCATTCATAGGGAGACATTTTAAGGCAGCATTCAGCCTTTGCTAAAGCGGTTGATATCTTAAACCACCCATCATCTGTATCTGCTTTCACTCTAGGACGCCTCTCGCGTAGCTGATCGTGTAGCTGGATTATTTGCGCTGTTTGTGACATAATTATTTCCTCAGATATTGATTAACCCGCTAGCTACGCCAATAGCTTTGATGCGGGTTTTTTATTGCCTGTAAGGTTGCTCTTAATTGGTTTGAAGGCTATTAAGAGCAGCCGCTTTTATTTAATAAAACTTAAGCTTGTAACCTTCCAGCTCCCAAAGCTTATTACGTGCCACACCTGCCGCTTTTTCAATTGCGTATTTTCTGCCTAAATCAGCATCGAAATTCGCAGGATCAACACAAGCTGTAATCTCTTGGCATAAAGTAAAACCATCAAGCATTGCGACCGCCACTGTTGTTGTAGTGCCTGGTACAACGTAAGTGTGGTAATTAACGCTTTCCATTAACTTGGTAATTTGATCGTTTGTAATGCGTGGAGCCGTTAAGCCCTTTGCAATAATTTCTTGTTCCATCTGACTATCTGTTACGGTACTCATTAGATTCCCTCGATGTTTGGTTAGTATTGCGATGATCGGTACTGATCTCCGACATGAATAGTTCTTGATGTTAGTTGCCACCTATTGCTAGGGATAAGATTTATTTTCACCAAGTTTATGGAAGCGCCTGCTTCGAGCTATTTACGCAACTTCTATGCAGCAGGGTTATGCCACTTCCTTTCTTTTATCTCTAACTTGCACATCAGTCTGTGCATTCATCGCAATAAAAAGCACTCTAGGACATCTATCAGCGGGAACCCCCACCAATCTAAAGCACTCTTTATTGCGCACTGCTTACGGCAGTGAATCGGTTTAAGCTTGTCTGCTTTTGCGTCACCAATATCATTGGCGAGCACTATTCCGTTATTCTGTGTTGGTTAAAATTTCTGGCGGGATCAATAGCCATGCGCTGCTAATCAACCCCGTTTATACAACCCCAGTCTGTTTGAGTTGGCTTTTCTTTATCCGGCCCAGTCGGTGCCATCACAAAAAAAGCCTGTTTATATTTTTCTTTCTTTCTACGCATCCAGACTAGAGCCAAAATTAATAAGAACATTCTGCCTCCGTTTATAGCTAGCTGTTCATCGCAATAAAGAAGCCCCTGTATGACGTTTGACTAAACCTACCTTTGGTGGTCTTATCGGTACTCAGGAGCTTCTTTGTTACCCACTGCTTACGCCCAGTGAATCGGTGTATCTACTCGTCAACAGCTACACAACTGCCATAACCAAAAGGAATTTAAACCTTTGACTTGCATATTTATTCGTCTTTATGTCCGTTTGGGGCGGATACCCTTTTAAAAGCTTGAGGCTTTAGTTGGTACATAAAGATATGCCATATGCCAGAGCGTTGTGACATGTCACGTTTTTTAAAACACTCTCAAAGAAAGCGCTTTAAAAAAGACCGTTGTCAAACGGCCAATGAGCGAACTTAGCTTGCAACTAGTCTTAAATGAGTAGGGTTTTTAAAGCTCATGGCTTTTCTTGGCTGTGCTGCATATCCCTTGGATACATCGTTTACATTCACAAGATTCATTGTTTCTGCCATTCTTAACCCGAATTTAACTGCTCTCTCATAAGGCTGCTGTGTTATGTCATCCATGTATTCAGATAACGTCATTCCTCTTTCTTCTGCTTTTAAACGAAGAACATCTGCTTTGTCATCGGTACATTTAAAAGTGATGCTTGCGACTTTCTTTTCTATTGGCATAGTGAATTCCTTTTTAGGCTGCTTGTTTGGCGTAAAGAGCTGGATCGTACTTGAGAGCACCGTCTGTTTGTTCGGCCAAGTCACGCGCGCTTTCCTTAGGAATCAGGCCGTTCGTTTTTCTTCCCCATCGCCAATAAGCTGGTTGGCTAATCCCAATTGCTTTGGCGAATTCGGCTTGAGTTGGCTTAGGTTTCTTTAGCTTTACAATGAGGTAATCCTCAACATCTACCTTATACATAAAACCTCCTTGGGTATAATTTAATACCCATAAGTATAAATCAGGATATATAAATATAGCAATAGCTATTTGATAATTAATAACTCAGGTTATAAAATTAAACCTATGAATATACTCTCAAGCAATATTAAGATCAGAATGAAAGCTTTAAACCTTACGCAGGGTGAGTTAGCTGAAAGAGCTGGTGTTTCTCAGGTGACCATACACAAGCTACTAACCGGGAAAATAGCCAATACCTCTCGGATTGCCAGCCTTGCTAGCGCTCTTGATACTACCGTTGATAAACTGGTAGGCACTACTGTAGAGGCAAAGTCTTCGAGCAATGCCGAATTTATAGGACCAATAGAGGCATGGGACAGCAATACCCCGCTAGATGAAGATGAAGTAGAGATCCCTTTCTTAACAGAAATACAACTCGCAGCAGGCAATGGAATGTTAGCAGCTAGAGAGAACTTTGGCCCCAAGCTACGTTTTGCAAAATCAGCGCTTATTAGAAATGGAACTGATATTGCTAACGCTATTTGTGTAAAAGTATCAGGCAATAGTATGGAGCCTGTTATGCCTGACGGCTCAACGATAGGTGTCGATACCGCAAAAACAAACATTATTGACGGAAAAATTTACGCTATTAGCCATGGTGAAATGCAGAGAGTTAAAATTCTATATAGAACTCCAGATGGAGGAATCAGGTTAAAGAGCTATAACACAGAGGAGCACCCCGAAGAAGCTTACTCAAAAGAAGAAGCCCTTGATATTAGGGTTGTGGGGAAAGTGTTTTGGTGTTCTTTTTTACTTTAGAGCTTCATTGCTTTATTGAAATAATAAGCTATTCCAATTAGACAATAAGCCACACCAAGTCCGATAGCATAAAACACGCACTCCCTAAAAGAGAGATCAAGAATGAACTCAAGCATTACAATCAATATGGATGATATTTCATTAGCCATTGGCCTAGTCTCTTTAGTGGTATCTATAGTGTTCTATTTTTGGGCTGAAAAGCTCTTACCAAGCAACGCAAACTCTAATTGCAGTGATTTTTTGCCTCTACGCAAATTTCAGAAAAACAGCCTTTCTTAGTAAATTCTTCTACTATTTCGAAGTTGCTGTACGGGCTTAGTAACTCCTCGTTATTGTCTCTTATCTCATAAATAAAAATTTTGCATTTTGACTGGTTGTGAGGAGCGGTGAGAGCGGCGCAAGACTTTCTGGCATAGACACCTCCTAGCTTAGAGTTAGCTTTAGGTAAATATTCATCTAGACAGTCTTTTAAGTTATTCGCAAAAAACAAAGGAGGTTTTTCGTTTCTTTCTTTCACTGACGGCAGCTTTCTACAGTTTTTTTCTACATGACGTGCTGCTATATCAATACTAACGCCTATAGCATCTTCTAATAAGCACTCTTCATAAGTGGAATTAGAAAAAAGACCAGCGTGGGCATTATTTATACCGAGCAAATAAATAAGTAGAAATACAGGCGGCAGACGCCTCACAAGTATTCCTGCACTGCAATGAAAATATTTTCTTTCAAAATAGAATTTTTCTCTTAAATTGAAAAACATTAATAATCCTTGTTTTTAAGCGTAACCAATTTTTAACGAATAGTATCATATCTATTTAGCGACCAAGAGATATCTTCAATACTGTTCAGCACAAATTTCCCACTCTTGTCTTGCTCGACAGATAGAGAAATTGATTCTACGTTTTTAATAACACCTTTATCAATAAGGCGCCTAACTTCGCTGCTTGGAATAACCAGGTGATCACAGCCATATTTGTGATTTACTAAACTTCTTAACACTAGTATATAGAATGTTGCCGACGAGTCTTTTGCGCTAAATGCTCTTTGCTTTATAGTAAATCGAAACTTTCCAGCATTAGTAGGGTTGGATGTTTTGACCTGTATGTGAAAGTAATTCGATTCTTTGCTAGCAACAATATCAATTCCGTCATCTATTGTCATAAGCGAAGCATTAAAGCCAAAAAACAACAACTCCGACAAAACTGAGTATTCTCCGGCTTTCCCTGTATATACTGTCGGCAAGCTTGGTTGCTCAGCAAAAGTATAGTTACGAGCAGTTCTCTTTTGAGAAAGCTTTAAACGGTACATTCCTCGCTGGAATCCGCCTTTCTTGTTTTTGGGTTTTGAAAACAAAGCATCCTTCTTCTTTTTGACATTTGAAGAAAGAACGCTTGATACTTTAGTGGCCAACTCTTCTGGTGAAGATCTGATATTCGGGTATTTTTTAATGATAGCCACTGCAATATCGTTCACATGCATCGGTTTTTTGATCTCAACCATGAGATCCACAATTTTATCTAATAACTGCATTCGCTTTCCTCAAAACTAACGCCTGTTGGCTAGGTGTAAGTGCTTACCTTATACCTATTTATACTATATTTTTTATTCTTTAGGCTATCTAAACAGATGTTATTACAGTGATTTTATTGCTGGTCTGCCCTTCCGGCAAAAATTATATTTTTAAATATACCTATAGGTATTGTATTGAATTATACCTTAGGGTATATTTATACCCATCGAATCACTAGAGAGATAAGCAAATGACATCACTAGCCGTATCTGACGAAGCATTCTACTTTTTTGCAATTATGACCGTATTGGCTGTTACTTTTGCTGGCTGCTTCCTGATTGTGGCTTGCGGCTACTCTTGCAACGAGAAGCGCAAAGGTGAGTCGTTTAAAAGCGCATTTGCTTATTTTTGGCATAACTTTTAGGAGCACATGAAATGAACTCAATACTTAGAAATGCAGAAGCAGTAAAAGAGTATCAATCGACACTTGGTGAAGATAACGCAGCGATTGAGGATGCTCGTAAAGAAGAGGTTTTCAACAACTTAATCTCTGGCGAAACGATTAAACATTATGACGTTGGTAGTAATTTAGGCCTGTTCAATTACGAAAATATTTTAGATTTCTTTCTTGCTGAGTCTGATTTTATGGAGTTCAACGCGTTCTCAAGATCGGTTCAAGAGCTACGTATGACATTAAATGAAGTTGGTGGCGCTAAAGGCGAAACAGCCAAGGCAGCAGCATTTGATCACTTACTCAAGCATGTAACCGCCATCACAAACATTATAGACGTAAAGGCAAATAGTCACATTGATGAATACTACGCAGAAATCTGCCACTACCAAGACAGTGGTATCGACTACGCAGCATAACAAGCTGCCCTACTCTAAAAACAAAGCATTAAACCAGCAAGCCGAATATGCAATGAAGCTTGCTAGCAAAAGGAAATGATTATGAATAACGTAGCTCCGATACAGCAAGGACAAGGCCAGTCAACCGCTTTAGCCTCTATTGCTTCTCGTTTAAGTATTGATCCAAATGAAATGCAAAGCATTGTTATGAACACGCTTGTAAAAGCAAAGCCTGGCAATGCTCAAGTAACCAATGAAGAGATAGTAACTTTCTTGGCAATAGCTAACGAATACAAGCTAAATCCGCTCACTAAAGAGATTTATGCTTTTGCTAATCGCGGGGCTATTCAGCCAATAGTTTCAATTGATGGCTGGTTAAAAATAATCAATTCTCACTCACAGTTTGATGGCATGGAATTTGAGGACTCTATTGATGCTAATAGAAGTTTGACAGCTATAACTTGTCGAATTTTTCGCAAAGATCGCCAGCGCCATACAGAAGTAACCGAGTATTTAAACGAATGCCAAGGCACATCAGACCCTTGGAAAAAATGGCCCGCTAGAATGCTTCGCCATAAAGCAACAATACAAGCAGCACGCTACGCATTCGGCCTATCAGGCATTGTTGATCCAGACGAAGCAGATCGTATTAACTCAACATCTTCTGAAAAAGACATTACTCCAAGCGCTGAAAAAATTGAAAGTAAACCTTCGTATTCAGAAGAGAGCTTTAAAGCCAATTTTAATAGATGGTCTGATGCTATTTCATCAGGACAGCTAACCGCTGAGCAGGTAATTATCAGAGCAAACAGCAAAGCACGACTAACAGACGAGCAACAAAAGCAAATCAGAGAGGTGGCAGCATGAAAGAGCTAGATTTGGTACAAGGTAGCCAAGAGTGGCTAGATACAAGAGCTAAGCGCTTTACAGCATCTGAGGCTCCAGCAATGATGGGCGAAAGTAAATACATGTCACGATCTGAATTGTTAAAGCAAAAAGCAACCGGGTTAGTTCCTGAAGTTTCTGAAATGCTGCAGTCTATTTTTGACAAAGGCCATGACGCAGAAGATAACGCGCGACCTATTGCAGAAAGGGTTGTAGGAGAGGACTTATATCCCACAACGGCCGTTTGTGATAACGACACTTACCTAGCTTCGTTCGATGGCATAACAATGCTTGGTGATGTGGTTTGGGAACACAAGCTTTGGAATCAGGAGCTTGTTAGGGCTGTACAGCGTGAAGATTTGCCGCCAACTTACTACTGGCAGTTAGAACAACAATTAATGGTATCTGGTGCTGAAAAAGTATTGTTTATGTGTAGCGATGGCACCACAGACAAGATAGTTTATATGTGGTATTTCCCTGTCCCTGGCCGCAAAGAGCAGCTTATAGCTGGCTGGGATCAATTCGCTATCGATTTAAGTGGCTATGAATTGCCTGAAGCGACTGTCGAGGTTATAGGTACCGATATAAACGACCTACCTGCTTTGGTTATTAATATAACCGGTAAAGTCTTATCTTCTAACCTTGATGATTTTGAAACAAAAGCAATGGCTGTTATTGGTGCTATCAATACCGATCTTCAAACAGATCAAGACTTTGCTGATGCAGAAAAGGCGGTTAAATTTTGCACTAAAGCTGAAAAAGACCTAAAAGATACTAAAGAGAAAATACTATCTCAAGCATCTGATATCGACATTATAACCAAGTCGATTGATCGAATCGGTGAAAGCACTCGAAAAACTCGTTTGCACTTAGCTAAGCTGGTCAAAACAGAGAAGGATAATAAGCGCGCAAGCATTGTATTAGCAGCAAAGCAGGCCCTTCAAGACCACATACAGACCATTCAGGCTGGCTTGAATGGAGTAGCGCTTCCTTTTCCTAGTGCTGACTTTGCCGCTGTTATTAAAGGCAAAAAAACACTAATCAGCATCCAGTCAGCTGTTGATGATGAGCTAGCGAAAGCAAAAATTGAAACAAATGCTAACGCTGAAATAATCCGTAAGAACTTAGCTAGCTTTAAAGAGCTGGCAAGCAAGCACAACTTCCTTTTCTCTGATTTTTCAGCCTTGGCGCTTAAGGATAATGACGACCTAATTAATCTTATCAAGACTAGAATAAGTGACCATGAAGATGCGGAGGAAGTTAGGCTCGAAGCACAACGCATTCAATTGGAAGCTAATGCTAAAGCAAAAGCTGAGCAAGAGCGCGAGAGCATTCTCCTTGAAGAAGAAACCAAAGCCAAGCAAAAATTCGATGCTGAGAAAATGCAAGATACAGATAACCTTTCAGAACAAAGAAATGTTGAAATAACGCCAGCCGTTAAGCATGCAGAAGTCATCACCCAAACGCCAGTAATTGAAGCAGCCCCCTCAACTATTGCTTCTCCTCGGTTTAGCGCTCCAACGGCAAATGCTGAACGCACAGTAACCATTACAGTATCTGAATATAAAGGTTTGCTAGCAAGATCGGCGCTACTTCAAGCGTTGGAAAATCACGGTGTCGATAACTGGACTGGATACCAGGATGCTTTAAACGAATTCAACAACCAAAAGGCTGCATAACGATGGCTAAAACATCGGCACAGCGTAAGCGAGAAGAGCGAGAGCGCAAAGCCCAGCATCTAATCAATGTTGGTGCGAAGAGCTACGCTATACAGCTATATCGAGCGACACAAGAAGAGCTAGAGTATTTAAAGCAAGCAGGCGGATTTGATCAGGATGAAGAGGTTATTGCTCTGCTTATCAAAAACGCAGCAGAAATAATAAAACGTGACATGTCACAAATTAATGTTTTGTTGAAAGTTCCTAGCCATAAGCAAGATGCTCAATATAGCAGCCTGGACAAAGTCATTGACACGAGCAGCTGTGCCAAGTGCGGTGGCTCAGGTGAATCTTATTGCCATTGCTGCGGTAATCTAACTGATTGCGATATATGTGATGCTTAAGGAGCAACAAATACGGCCGCTTAATTGCGGCTTTCTGGGTAACGAACATAATGAAATTTAAGTCCTGCTAAGTACTGGACCGATTAACTGGACAGATAAAGGTATAAAATGAAAACATCACTATTACTAATGGCTCAGTTTGAAAAGCCAGTTGTTAAGCTTGAAGACATCTGTGAGGAGTACTTTTCTTGTAAACGACATACAGCTATATCGAAAGCAAAAGCTGGAACATTACCCGTCCCAGCATTTCGTTGCGGTAGTAATAAAGGTACTTGGATGATTCACATTACTGATTTAGCTATAATGATTGATCAGCAAAGAGAAGAAGCAAGAAAGGAGTGGATAGGTGTTTATTAAACAACCATCTATCGCCATGATTTGCTGTAGTGACAATAGTTCACGAAGGCTATTTCTCTTAAAACTACTCTTTGGGCCATATATAATAGTTTCGTGCCTTTAATATAGTGTGTTAATAGCATTAAAACTTTTCACTTATCTAAACCGTGATAAAATGCGCCCCGTTATACTTAACTTAGATCGAGCAAGAAATATGAGCCATATCGAGTCTCACAATGGAAAACTAAAACAGCTGTATAATTCTATTGGAGATACCAATACTACAAAGAACATCAAAGTAATGGTAGATTTAGATTCAATAGATAATGTACTAAGAGAAACATTATCTATTGAAGAAATGAAGCAAGCAGGTAGCTTTTTTACAGGCCAAAAGCTGTCATCCTTGGCGATTGATAGTTTCCATGCCCCTATTACTGATCAATCTACTGTTTTCGATCCTACGTGTGGAGCAGGAAACCTCCTAATAGAATGCTCACGAAAACTCAGCGTTAAGAAAACTTTGACACAGACTTTGTCAATCTGGGGAAGTGCATTAAGAGGTTACGACACTAACGAATCATTCGTATATGCAGCTAAACTTCGTCTTATTCTGGAGGCATTAAACAGAGGAGTTGAAAAAAATTGCTCACTACCAACTGCTCTCAGTTATTTTAAATTCATTTTAGTTCAGGATGTTATGGATACCCATCCAAATGAGCTGAAAGGAACTACTCATGCAATAATGAATCCTCCATATTCTATGTGGCAGCCGCCAAAAAACAAGTACTGGAAACTTGGAAAAATAAATGCCGCTGCAATTGTTTCTGACCATATTCTGAATATGTTACCTAGTAATTGTCAGGTCAGTTGTATTTTTCCTGATGTATTGCGTTCTGGAACTAGGTATGGAAGCTGGAGAACTTATGTGTCATCTAGGTTATCTAATTCTAGATGCATAATATACGGAAGGTTCAGCTCAAAGGCTCATGTTGATGTATTCATTCTAAATGGTATTGTTAGTGAGAAAAGCGGCACCGAAATAACATGGTATGCTAGCACGGAATCTACTCATAACATTAATGACTTCTTTAATGTTTGCATTGGTCCTGTAGTAGAGCATAGATCACCTAAAAAAGGTGATAATCAACCATACCTACATGCTAAAAATGCAATTGCTTGGGAAACTATTTCAGATTTCGATGAGTTCAGACTATTTCAAGGTAAATTGATCCCACCTCCTTTCGTGGTTGTGAGAAGAACTTCGAGCCCATCTTTAAAATTCAGAGCCATTGGTACTATTATAGGAGGTAAGCGCCCTGTTGCTGTAGAAAATCACCTAATTGTAATACAGCCTAAAAGCTCTAAACTTTCAGACTGTACCAAACTAATATCAAGCCTTAAAAAAACGGAAACCAATAAATATATCAACGATAGAATTCGATGTCGCCATTTAACAGTTGGCGTAATTAAAGATCTGCCTCTAGAGTTTTGATATTATTCAAATAATTTTTTTATATTCTCGGTCAGCTCTAAGTTGCTTGAGTTATCATAACTACGCTTTAGATTGTCATGCTCATGCAAATAAAATTTATTTTGGGCATGATATAATAAGTCATCTTTAATTGTTGATATAATTAAAAAAACTAGATCTTTAATTAAAACAACATCAGCCAACCTTATATCGAACTCTGTATCGAAGCCTTCTATAACATTTCCATGTGCTATTTTATTTCTATTATTAAGTAATTTTTGGTTGATATACTTCTCTGTAATCTCAAGACTAGTTTTATTATTCATTCCAGTTACATCTAGAAGAGAGGCTAATATTCGTGTGCTTAAATTATCTTTTGTATTAATTATAGATTTATCTTTATCATCAGATACGAGGTTTTTCTTTACCTGAAAAACTTTATTTTCAACACCATAAAGTAAATTTATAAGCTTAAGCTCGTTAGACAGAGTTAATGATTCACTAGATTTCTGTATTTCACTTATAGTTCCTTTAAGCTGTATAGCCTCAAAACTCAAAGCCAAAAGATTTAAATTTATTTTCAAATCAGAGACATACTTTAAATACAGCTTACATATATTTTTGATACACCCTTCCCAGTGGGCATAAATAAGTAATATTGACGCTTTTACAACGATCAATTCATTTCCAGAATCATGTAAGAGTATTAAATTAGAAACTTCTTTTTTCCGCCAGGCTAAATCTGATTCTAAATCGGATTCTAGACCTTCGATTAATTTGGATAATTTATCCATTTGAAGAAAAGTATTTTTTAGAAAAAGAAGTCAGCCCTTTAAATCTTATAATAGCCCTTTTGCCCCTGCTTATTAATTCTTCTACTTCAGGAACTGAATATAAATTAATTATCTTTTGTCTTAGCTCTTGATCTCCTGCTTCGGAAACAGTGCTAATATTTTTAGCAACCCCAGAGGCTATTGCTTCAAAAGCTGAAATATTAAACGATCCTGAAAACGTTCCTTTATGTTCATCGTACTTCTTGAAACAATCATTCCCCATAGCATTATATAGCTTATCAAACGTTTTTTTGAAAACTATAGAAAATTCATCTTGTTTGTTTTCTTTAATAAGATTTATCGTTTCTTTGTCAATAAATTCATCTAATATAATATTACTCATAGAGCCATGATTGCTATAGTCTGCCAAACCTGCGTACCCTATATACATTCTCAGTATTAATTCCATATGAAATTCTTTTTCAAAATGGTGTGTTTTTAAAGTAAGGCATTTTTTAAAATTCTCATACTCCTTTAACTCATTGATAACCTGATAAAAATCAGTAGATATCATTAATATAAGACAATTACGTACTTCTTGTGGTTCTAAGTTAGTTCCACCTGTATTAAGTCTTTGAAATAATTCAAATTGAGACTCATCACTATTTTGCGTGAGTATGATATTTATTTTTAACTTTGATTTTCTAAACTCTCTTTGAGTAGAGACAGGCAACCCTTCCCAGTTCTGGCCTTCAAGGCTTGGTATATACTTACACGTTGTGAGCGTCAAAGGATCTACACCTTCTAAAATTCCAACTAATTGAAATATTGTAGATAAACGCTGTACACCATCCACTACATGCCAATTTCCATCGTTTTTTTGGGCAACAAATACCTCAGGAATTGGTATTCCAATTATTATAGACTCAATTAATTTTGTTTTTTGATGATCCTCCCATCGAAACAATCTTTGAAAAGCGGGATCTAATTTGATCTCTCCTTCTTTATATAAACTTATGAGCTCACCTATAGACATAGAATATCCATCAGTCTTAATGCTCTTTCTAGCACTCTCAATTTCTTTAACTATTTCTTTTTGTTTTTCCGTTAATTCTGTCATTGTAATACTTACGTCCCATCATCAATTTGTAAATCACTATACTATACTGCTGCAAAGTATAAAAAAGAACCACTCAGTTTGAAACTCTCAATCAAGATCAGTTAGCACTGAACAATACAATAACAAAATCTGTAATGAGAAAAGGTATCAAGTAATTCTTTTAAGTACTGTCCTGATAAATCACCTGTGTTAGATTATAGATGAAAGATCAATAAAATAGCTTGGATGATACATACTTCAGATTTTTTAGAAATGACCAACAAAAGAAGAGAGCTAAATAAAAGGAATTGCTAGCTAGCTCCATTTCTTGATCAAAAAGCATTCAAAAATACGTGTTTTCAATCACCGGGGCCACACATGGGTTACGCAATTTTATAAACAAAATAAAAATCAACAAGTTAAACTATATATCAAGCCTATCCATCATAGGCGCTACGGATATTTTTCTATTCAGCGCGCCTGCTGACTTTGCTGCTGTGACGCTTTTTTTGTCTGTATTGTTCAATGTTATATTCTTTACTATTTAGGGTTATTATTAACCCCTCGGGGTTACATATGAGCTACATTATTTCTCGTAACCCTTTGAAGTTTCAATGGCCAGCGACACTATTGTCAAAAGAAAAACAGCGACCGGAATACTAAGAAACACTACCATTGTGCACGTTAAAAAATTAAGTAAAGTAGTATACAGAGAATCACGAACATTTTCCAAGCATGTGGCAGTAACGCAGTGGGGGGAAAATAGAGTTAATCAGTAAAACTGATATTGCTACGGCTCAACAAGATCTGATTAAGCAATTGGAGCTGGATAAAAAAACCACGCCAATTTCGGCTCTGCCAGCGCTTTAAAATCAGGAATTAGGCTTAAAGAATTAGAAAAGAAATAACCAAAAGAGCTATGGTCAATTTTACCTCTATTATTAATGGCCGTGCTGCGTGTTTAGAAGCACTTAAAGCTGAAACGAAAATCAATCCGAAAGATATACTTAACAGGGGTTTATATGGGGTAAAACAGCACAGGCATAACTAGATGCCCTAGAAGCAATAGTTTCATTATAATTAACAACTATATTTAAGCTTATTTATTATCGATTATCGCTTATCCTATTGATACAATTAGTTGTATATGAAATAGTTAACTGGATACATATAATGACCATAAAAGACGCCTTAATAGGTTACAGTGGATTTGTCGGTAGCACACTTTTAAAACAAAAAAGTTTCAATGAGTTATATAGATCTACCAATATAGCCGAGATTAGAGGCAAGTCATTTGACACTGTCGTTTGTGCTGGAGCTCCCGCTGTAAAATGGTTAGCTAACAAGCTCCCAGAGCAAGACAAACAAAGTATACAAGACTTAATCTCACATTTATCGACCATAAAGTGTGAACAGTTCTTCTTAATTAGTACTGTCGATGTATTTCAG